CGAAACGGACAAAAAGTCAGCGTTGTTGTTGATTGGCATTGGAAAGGCGATGCCTGCTCCTTTACCTCAGGAAGTTGTGATTGAGGCTGACGAACAGCCTGAACCTGTCAAACCCGCTCCCAAACGGAGAAAGACCAATGATCCACAACCTCGGGTCTAAGACCTACATCGCCAGCTTGCTTGGCGCCGATTCCCGCACCACCACCGCCACCGGCACCGGTTTCGACCTGCAAGGTTCGAACGATGCTGAAGGTGAAGCCATCGTCATCCTCGACTCTGAGGCTGGCAGCGGCACCACCCCTACCCTGAACGTGAAGCTTCAGGATTCCGCTGATAACTCTGCTTGGGCAGACATCACCGGTAAGACCTTTACTCAGGTCACCGATGCTGCTGCTGGCTTTGAAAAGATCAGCATCAACACCAACGACGTTCGTCGTTATGTCCGTGCTGTCGGTACTCAAGCTGGCACCAACCCTGTGTTTGTGTACGGCGTCTCGCTGGTTTACAGCAAGAAGTACGGCAACTGATCCTGATGGCGCTTTCTGAGACGCTGGCATTTCTCAACACCGACGAGTTTGGCGTTACCTGCCAAATTGGTGCTGGTGCAAGTTTTGTCGGCATCTTGGATTCGCCTGTGGATGTGATCGCGGGAGGTATGGCTTTAAGTCGGGAGTATTTGCTTACAGCGAAGACTTCTGATGTAAGTTCTGCCTCTCGCGGCACTTCTATTACTGTCGGTGGCGCGTCTTACACCGTGCGTGAAAATCGCGCAATTGACGACGGTCTTTTTTCTGAATTGTTGTTAAGCAAAGTCTGACTTTGAGGTCATGAGCAGCGTCTTCAAAGTCAACAGCAGAGCGAATTGGGCGGCATTGAATCCTGTGTTGCTTCCGGGTGAAGCCGCCATTGAAACGCAGACTAATAATCTAAAAATTGGGGATGGTGTTTCAACTTGGAGCAGGCTTCCGTATTTCTCTGCTCCTGCTTATTGGGGTTCTTTTTGGGACGAGACCTCCCAGACCGCAACTGCCAACACGCCAACCGAGATTTACTTGAGGCAACGTGATACCGGAAGTCGAGGTATTCGAATTGTTTCAAATTCGCGTATCACTGTTGAACACGCTGGAATTTATAGCCTGACTTTTTCAATCCAATTCAGTAATACGGACACCAGCATTCACGATGTGAATGTTTGGTTCCGAAAAAACAACAGTGGCGCCGCTGGTGATGTGCCTGCTAGCGACAGCAAGTTCAGTGTTATTGCAAGCCATGGTGGTACTCCCGGCAACGTAATTGGCACTGTGAATTTTGTATTGCCGCTCGTTGCCAACGATTATTTGGAATTGATGTGGGCAACGTCAAATGCGCAAGCTTACATTCGTGCTGAGGCTGCAGAAACCAGTCCCTTTGCTCATCCAAGTATTCCGGGCATCATCTGCACCATTGTTCAAGTCGCCTCTGCCTGATTATGGCTGACACTGTTCGGGAAAAGATTCTTGCTCGTATCAAGAGCAATCTTGATGCCATCACGACGGCAACGATTTATCGCTCACGTGTAGAGCCTTTGGCACGTGGTGAGGTGCCAGCCATCATCGTTGAACCGGTCAACGACCAGCCTGTTGATACCAATTTCTACGACAAGCTGGATTGGACGATGAGGGTTCGCATCACAACGTTGGTTCGTGCTGCAGTGCCTGACGATGACTCTGATGCCTACACACAGCAGGTACATGCACGGTTGATGGCAGACCAGACGTGTAATGGCAATGCTCTTGACTTGACACCTGACCGTACCGACTTCAGCCTGTATGAAGCTGATGTACCTTTGGGTGTCATCAGTCAGGACTATTTGGTGCGTTATCGCACTAGCAGAACTGACCTAACTAGCAACTGACATCATGGCTAAAATCAGCATGGAAGTTCCCAATCCCGGCGCGGGCGGCAGTTACTTGTTTGACCCCAAAACTGGGAAACTTACACTGATTACAGAACCACCCGCTCCCACCGAAAATGGCACTGACTCGCAAGAAATTTCTGATTGCGAAGATTGAGTCTACCTACGGGACTGACCCCACTCCCGTTGGCGGCTCTAACGCAATCCAAGTTACCAACCTTGAGGTAACTCCGATTGAGTCTGACAACGTTCAGGCTGCTGCTTACCAAGGTTTTATTGGTAACAGCACTCGTGCGACCTTGGTTGCTAACAAGCGAGTGAGCGTCACTTTTGATGTTGAACTGGCTGGTTCCGGCACTGCTGGCACTGCACCTGCTTTTGGTCCGCTTCTGAAGTCTTGTGGTCTGTCTGAGACCATTGTCAGCAGCACCAGCGTTACCTATGCCGGTGTGAGCAGCAGCTTTGACTCTGCAACCATCTATTGCTTCTACGACGGCACCCGTCACAAAATCACTGGCGCACGTGGCTCGGTGAGCTTCAACTTCACCGCTGGTCAGTTTGCTGTTGCCAGCTTCAACTTCATCGGGATTTACAACGCCCCTGATGACACCGCTCTGTCCGGTAACTTCACTGTTGCCAACCAAGCGGCTGCGATTGAGGTCAACGACACCAACATGACCACTGCCACCTTCCATGGTGTGACCAGTGCGCGTATTGAGTCGCTTGACTTGGCTCTGAACAACGAGCTGATTTACAAGGAGACCGCTTCCAACAAGGAAGTGCTGATCACCAACCGCGCACCCGGCGGTACTGCTGTGATTGAGGCTCCTGCTGTTGGCACCACTGACTACTTTGCAAAAGCTGTGGGCGTTACCACTGCTTCCAGCAGCCTTGTCCTTGGTGCAACCGCTGGCAACATCGTCACCCTGACTGCTGCCCAGACGGATATTACCGGAGTAACATACGGTGATACCAACGGCGTAGTTTCGCTGTCCATGCCGTATCTGGCTCTGCCCACCACGGCTGGTAACGACGAGCTGAGCCTTGCGTTCACCTGATTCTCAATGGCGTTTGTTCTCAAGAAGAATGCTTCCTACAAGTGGGAAGTAAAGGTTGAAGTCCCTGTCGACGGCAACCGCTTTGAAACTCAAGCGTTTGAAGCAGTCTTCAAAAAGATCAGTCGCTCTTCGTTCAACGATCTCGTCGATAAGGGTGATGACGCTCTTGTCGGCGAGATTTTGCTTGGTTGGGAAGGCATTACCGATGATGCAGGTAAGGACGTGCCTTTTACCGAAAAGAACAAGCAACAGCTTTGCGATGACCCCTATGTGCTGCGTGCCTTGATTCAGGCTTACGCGGACAGCTTGACCGGAGCGGCAGCAAAAAACTAAAAGTCGCCGCTGAGTATTGGGCAAAAGGCGGCGTTGTTGACGAACGAGAGACAGACCTAAAGGCATTAGGTGCCAGTGAGGAGCAGATTGCTGCAGCAAGGCTTGAGGCTGCTCAGAGGGATTGTGAAGTGTGGGAAGAGAACTGGGACATTGTGCTGATGTTCATTCGTATGTCAACGCAATGGCATACGAGCATGGCTGGCTTGACGGGGTTGAACTACCCGAGTTTGGAATGGCTCTGTAAGCTGTATTCAGTCAAGGATCCTGTTGCCATCTTCGAAGGCGTACAGGTGATGGAAATGGCAGCCCTGAGCGTTCTGAACGCCAAAAGCAAATGAGCATCACATCCGAAATCCGGCTCCGCGTACGCAAGGAAGGTGATGTTGTACTCAATCAACTCAGCGCAAAGCTGAATGATCTTGCTTCGCGTTCAACGCTTACTACATCAAAATTCAATGATCTTGCTGCGACGTTAAGGGCAACTGATTCACAAATTAGAACTAGAAGTATCAATGGTTTGAATGATTACGCCCGTGCTTGGCGCGAGCTAGCGAACAATGTTGATATCACCAGTAGAGAATTTCGTCAGGCAACGCAGGAAGCTGAGCGGTTTGAACGTGCTGCAGCGAAAGCGCAGGGTAGACGTTCAGGCGGTGCTTTAGCTTCTGCTGCTCGTACTGCTGGTGCGGTTGCTGCTTCTGGTGTTTTTGGCGGTCCAGAAGGTCTGATTGGCGCCGGTATTGGTGCTATTGCTGGTGGACCACTTGGAGCGGCTACTGGTGGTGCAATTGGTGCGCAGGTTGGAATGTTCCGCCAACAACTTGGTGGTGTTGCAACTTTTGCGGCAGACCTTTCTCGTCAACGCCAAGCGCTACAACTTGTCACAAAAGATGCAGGCGAATATCAACGCGCACTTTCGTTTATTGAAAACACAAGCCGCGAACTTGCAATACCGCAAGAATTAATCACTCGTCAATTTACGCAATTAACTGCTTCTGTAAAAGGGGCGGGTGGCAATGTTAGAGATGCCGAAAAAGCATTTATTGGTATTGCTGCTGGCATTAGGGGAACAGGCGGAAGCCTTGATCAACTTGATTCTGCGTTGCTTGCAACGTCTCAAGTATTTAGTAAAGGCAAAGTAAGCGCCGAAGAATTGCGCCAGCAAATTGGCGAACGTTTACCCGGCGCCTTTAGTTTGTTCGCTAAAGCACTTGAAATGACTCCACAGGAGCTTGACAAAGCTCTTGAGAAAGGACAAGTTAGTCTTCAAGATTTTCAAACATTTGCTGAAAAACTTTTTGATGAATATGGCGAAAGCGCAAAAATTCTTGCCGATGGTCCAGATGCTGCGGGAGATCGTCTACAAACTCAATTATCAGAATTAAAAGAAGCCATTGGTCCAACATTAAAGGACATGGGTGCTTCATTTCAGAATTTTGCTGCTGAAGCAATCAAGGCTTTTGTTGACCTTGGGAAAGAAGCGGATAAATTTGCGCGATTTATGGATGAAAAAATTGGTGGCAAGTTATTGGATAATGCAATTAAAAATGTTCAGTATCAAGATCAAGTCATTAAAAGACTTGAAGCTGAATCCTTAGTGCGCATTGGTGGATTAAGCAAAGAAGAGAAACAGCAGTTATCAACTGCAAAAGCATTGCGTGCAGGTTCAATGCGGGTTATTGAAGGTGCAAAACTTGGTCCGGCTGCTCCCGAAGCACCTTATAAATCCGCTCTTCCGGGAACACAACAAGGAGCAGATCAATCAAAGTCCGAAGCAGATAAACTTTCAAAAATTGCTCAACAGAATTTCAATAAAACACTTCAGCAACTTGGAGTGACGCTAAATGTCACCGAAAGGAAATTCCTTGCGAAAGAATTGCTAGCTATTGAATCTGATATTCAAACTGCCATTCAAGACGGAAACAAACAAGAAGTCGAGCGTTTACAGCTTGCTTCTCGTCGAGTGCAACTGGAAGTCACAGAGAACGCATTGCTGACGGAAAAAGACAAGCTTGAAAAGTTGATCAACGAGGGACGATCCAAAGGAGTAGACGTCACCAACGCAACTAACAAGCTGGCTGGCGTCGGAGCTGCAATCGCTGAAAATCAATTGAATTTGAAAAAACAATTGAATGCAGAACTTGAGCTGGAAAGAGAAATTGCCGACAAGTATTACAAGCAGTTTGCTTATGGCGGAGAGTTCACGCAAATCCCAACTGTATTTAGTGCATTTGAAGAACAAATCAAATCTTTGCGTGAAGAAATTGCTGATTCATTCCCAGAGATGACGCAGCTAGCCGATG